CTAGCTTCAATACCGTCTAACTTAGCACCGTCTGTAGCTACGTCACGCCCATCTAAGAGGCCATCAGTAGTCGAGTTACCCGACACTACAGGGTCAGATAAAGTCTTGTTAGAGAGCGTCTGTGTGCCTGTGAGCGTAGCTACAGTGCTGTCAATGGCAAAGGTTACAGCATTACCAGAGCCGCTAGTGTCTACACCAGTGCCACCAGTAAACGTAAGAGTCTCTGAGTCTAGGTCAATGCTCAGGGCACCACCAGAGTCTGCTTGGAAGTCTAAGTCCTGTGCAGTTACCTGTGAGTCTACGTAGGCTTTAACTGACTGTTGAGTTACGAGTGCTGTAGCACTATCTGAAGACAAGTCATCTTCATCAAGAATAGCTGTAACTGTTGCGCCAGAAGTTAATGTAAGACTATCAACATTGGCAGTCCCATCAATATAAAGATTTCGCCACTGCTGTGTAGTGCTTCCAAGATCATAAGTATCATCATCATCTGGAATAATATGAGAATCTACATCAGCACCAAACACAACATTATCTGTGGCTGCATCACCCATTGTAATTGTGCCGCCATTAAATGTAGTAGTTCCTGTTACTGTTAGATTGCCACCAACATCTACATTTCCTGTAGTTGTAATAGTATCTGTATAAGTATCTTTAAATCGTAAAGAAGTTGTACCAAGATCTATATCACTATCTGTGACAGGTACGATAGCGCCATCCTGAATACGAATCTGCTCGACTGCTGCACTAGAAACCTCTACATAAAAACCCCAACGATTGTTGGTGCTGTCTACTTCAATCTTGTTAAGAAAATCTAGGTCGCCAATTTTAAAGATGTTACCACCTTGACCAGCTGAACCATCGTGACGGTGACCAGTAGAAGATGCTGAAGTGCTTGAATACGTAAAGGCATTAACTAACTGGTTATACTCATCATTAAACAATGAGGCCGTAATAGTATCGCCATCACTTAACGTACTTTGTCGAGTGTAATTCTGGGCCATGTTTATCTCCTACCTGATGGCATATAATCTATGTAAAGGCCATTGACTGCGTATGGCGCTTTAGTATCTGTACTCGTAATTCTAAAACTTACTGTGTTTCCGCTGCCTTCTACGGGCTGTCGAACCATTGGGTCGTTACTAGCGCCAAAGGTTGCTGTACCAAAAACAGCACTGCCAAAAATCGCAGGCAACGGCACAGAGTCCAGAACATAATCTGGAGGCTGTGGAATATCTGTGTCTTCGTAATCAAAACGCATACGAAGTGTTGGCTGAATCTGACCTTCTGGACTGAGAGACAGTCGTGCATACTTAACTGTTTTACGTGTACCAATATCACCAAAATCAAAGTTTGGTGTCTGATAAATAGCTTCTATGTTTGAAGAAACGCCAGCGGGATTAAAAGCATTGCCTGTATCATGATTATAAATATATCCATCTTTATCACCATGAAAAGCTTTCTCAACTCCGTTGTTGTCAAATCCTGTTGTAAGTCCCATAGCTTGAATGCCAAGCGTTTCAGCCCATTCAAAGCCATTGGCAGTAAATGTACCAATAATGCCTTTAGAAACTGTTGAGCCTAGTGTCGCGTCTGTGTAAAACAAACGATACTGAGACTTAGAGCGTAGTACACAACTGTCAATAGTAAACTCGTTGATTGAATCTGCTATACCTCCAACAATACTTTGAATCTGTCGAGACACAGAACTCAACTCAACGTCACCAATACGGGCTGTACCAGCAATAGTACGAATACCGTCAGGACTCAAGAACAAAAGGTCACCACCAATTTCTTGAATGCTATAGCCTGATAAACATCCTACGTTTTCTGTAATAGGGTCGATGCGTATATTAGAAGAATCGTTAATGTTTATAAGCTTATGAATGCTGTTTTTAGCAAACACAATCAAATCAGTACGGAATCCACGAATGCCTTGAATTTGATCTGATATAACTACTGAGCCAGCACCAGTACCCGTAAAGTTATCAGGATCGTTGTAAACACTGTAGTAAACTGTATTTAAATTGTTTTCTACGCCTGCTGCAATAAGATGGTGGTCGTGGTTGGTTATGTACTTAACGCCGTTAGTGCCATCTACTGTAATTTCATATGCAAAAAATGTACGAGTTGTAAGCGCACCAGTGCCTTCCATACGGAACGAGTAAAGCTTGTTAGCACCGTCTGCAATGATCAACTCGCCATAGTCGTATGTCGCACCTTCAAAGAGTGCGAATGAGCATTGACCTTGACCTGTTCGCGTTAAGGCAGTGCGGCCCGTAAAAGCGGTATAGTTATCACCACCAACAGCCACACTGTCTCTATTAATTTGTAGCCACGTTGAGCCATCAAGACTAAAATGTATATCAGTGCTTGAGCAGACAACTACGCCATCGCCATACACAAAAATCCCAAGAATATCATTGTCACTATTGGGACGTGTATCACCATATTGCGTAAAGCCATTAATGCGTCGATAGCCGCCATCAGGATCTACCTCAAAGTTTCTAAGTCGTGTAGCAAGTCCGGGCTGTCGAAGCATTTCAAGCTGGTTGAGGTTGGTGTTTAGACCACCTCTACATGAAATGCCAAAGGGCTGAGACATTATACAAACCTCATACGGTCATCTTTAAAATATCCGGGCGTAGGCTCCATTAAATGAAGTTTCATTAAACGTAATCCACGTTTATAATCTTCCAAAGCAAAGGCCGCTTCTTGTGTATTTTCTTTAAACTGATGTACATAATATCTAGCTCTTGCAAGCAAAACTGTTTTATATACATCTGGAAAAACTATTTCATCACCAAAAGCTGAAAGTTCTGTAGGTAATACGTAAGCATAAAACCAAACACGATATACTTTATCAGGTATTGCGCTTAGTCCAAACTTACGATTATCAGGACTTTTAATTACACGGTCAGGTACACCATATTGCTGAGTATCTGCATCATCTAAGTTTTCTGGAATACGTCGATAGTCTTTCCAAGATTCTATAGTAGTAAAACGCAAGTTACGTGCAACATAAGGTGCTGTTTCTCCTGATACACCTACAGTAGTTAAATAAAAGTTATCCCAATCAACATAACCATAGTCAGTGGTTAGAGAAGAACTAGAAGGTTTTAAATTATACCAACGCTGTCCTGCCACAGTTTCTACATACACATTGCCGTACATAGGATCTGTTTCACCACTTAAATTAGCTGCTAGAAAAGGCCACTGAGGTTCTTCATTAACTATATCAAAGTAAGCCCTATTGACTACATCTTTGACATGTTGTTGAATGCCAATAGCACCAGCAAAAGTTGCAGAAGTCAACGCAACCTCATTTAGCTCCCGCAGAAGTTCATTGGTTATTTGTAGATATGTTGCAGCCATTATTTATGTACCTTTTGAACCTCAAAGGTTGCTGATTTACTTGCACCCTTATGAGGCTTATAACCGTCTTTAGGATCTTTCATAAGCCTGTAAGACTTGCCGGACTTCATCCAGTGATAGCCTTTAGGAGCAGCTACTTTCACTTCATTGAGTTCCGTGGTGATTTAGTACTGCACATTTTTTCCATATCTTGTACAGAAGCATAGCCGCCTTTATTATACATAGAGCGTCCACCGCCCATCTTACCTTCACGTACCATGCTGCCGTACATCATTCCTTTCTTTTTATCTTTGCCGTACATCATTAGTCTTGCTCCATTGAAAAAGTTTTACTAATTGCTCTAGCGCCTTCAAACTCTGTAGCGCATTCAGGGTCAGAGTCTTTATTAAAAATTTTATCAAAGTTATCTTTATAACGTGCGTAATTAGTTCCTTTACGGATTCTACTGCCTTTACCAGCAATAGTTTGTCTCATCATTAACGGCTTTGCATCAGATCCAAGTTGGGGCATTATAATCTCCAGTAAAAAGGAAAGGGGCCACCGAAGCAGCCCCCACCTAAAAAGGTCTAGTCGATACCGTAGAAGGCTTTAACCAGAGCTTCTGGTCGCAGTACCTTAGCACCGTAAACGTGTAGACCACGAACAATGTCACCAAAGCTATCTGGGTCACGGATGACCTCAGTGCTGGTGATCGTTTGAGCCGTTGCCGTAGAAGACATGTGACCAGCCAGACATTGACCAGCAGCAAGAGATACCGCAGGAATGTTGTTTGACTTGTACATATCAAAACCACGCAGCTTGCCAGAGCTTACCAAACCATTACGGATGGAGCCTTGACCAGCGTTGAAGTCTACGTTCAATAGCTTAGAGCTAGACTGAGACAGTACTTCGTAGAACTCTGGTGAAGCTACGAACCAACGGCCTTCTTCTGGAATGTTCTGTTCGTCTAGCAAACGTGCCATACGTGCCATAATATCCAGAGGATCATGCTCACTGGCACCAAAACCAATGTCTAGGTTACCAGTACCGTCAAAAGTACCTGCTGCCAAATCAGTAGCATTATCCGAACCAAGTACATGGTCAGGAGTAGCAGTAGATACACCAGCAAACATCGTTGCCAGTACACCTTCGTCAAAAGCATCACGCAAAGAGTAAGCTGCTGAAGACGTAGCAACGTCACGGAAGTTAACGTGAGACATATTAGTTTCAATGTCATCTACGATGAACTTAAATGCGTTAGCAGTGTCAACAACCAGAGTTACTTCTTGGTCGGTCAACTTCGTAGCGGTCACATCTTGACCACGCTCATACTGATAAACAGTAATTTCAGGCTCTTTGATGATTCGTACACTATCACCAAACGCTGCAATTTCACCTGCATAGTCGGTGTTAGTAATTGCTTCAATCACAGAAGCCTTACGGAAAAAGTTTAGTACCTGCTTGGAATAAACTTTAGGTAGGAAAAACGAGTTGTTTTGTCCTGCAACAGAGTTACCAAAGTTAGCATTGGTATCTGTAGCCGGTTCAAAAAATTGGTCACTTACATTATAAGCCATGTTAATATTCTCCTAATAACACAAATTAATTATGCTACTACGCGACCCTCCATCATTGCTTGCTTAATATCATCTTCATATTTATCAAACTGATCTAGGGACATAGCAGCGATTTCCCGTTCAGTCCAAATCTTAGGTTGTTTAGCATCTATAGTGGTTGTTTTGGTTGATACCATATCTGCTGCCGAACCTTGAGGTTTTTGCTTGGACTGTTGTTTAGTTTGAGTCTTGCCAGTTTCTAACTTATAAAGATCAATAGCTTTCGATGCCAAAGCAACATTATCAGGATTGTTATAAATCCAATCCTGAATTTGCTCAGGTTGCTGCTGCGCCCACTCATGGAACTGCTCATCCCCTCTGATTTCATCAAAATCTGGATGGCGCTGTTGTAGAGTAGCTTCAGCCTCTCTACGCATTACTTCAGCCTCACGCTGACGCATAGACTGTAGTTGCGCTTCAAGTTCTGCCACCTGCCGTTGGCTCTGCATATGTGCTACAGATTCAACAGTATTGTAAAGATCAGGATACTCCTGCTTAAAACTTTCTAACTCTTCTTCAGACTTAGGCGGTTCATAACGGGGCTGTGCTTGTTGAGCCATCGCAAGGAGTTCTTGTTCCTTTTGTTTAAACTCTCCAAGTTTCTGATCATAATGACGCTTTAAATCATCGTATCGCTTTTTATAATTAGTCCTTTTACGAGGTTGATCCTCTTCTTGCTCAGGGGCCTCTTCAAGGGTAGCCTGAGGTGGTTCAAAAAATAATCCATCTGCATTGCCCATACTAGGCTTGTCTGGCGTATGCCAAGACTTTTTAGCGTTATATGGATTAGGTACTTCCTCTTGTTGTACTTCTGACATTCTCAATCTCCTTCACGGGGCTTGTGTCTTGCAAGGTAGCCATATTAACTCCGTCGAGTTTATGGGGCTTGTCTTACCAAGGTAGCCGTAAAAATTATTGAAGACTAGGCATCTTATTTGCACCCATCATAAGCTTTTTGATTTCCTCGTCGGTTTTAGAAAGAGGTGAATCTTGCTGTTCAGAGTCTTTTTGCATATAGCCGCCAATAGCCTTCATTTGATAACCGCCATCATAAGCACGTTCAGCATCATCCATCATTTGTTGGAGATTTTCTGCACCAATCTGGTCGGTCGCTTTTCTGGTAAATACAACCTCTCCATCACTCAAACGAGCGGGGATAGAATCTGATACACCAGTTCCGGGGCCTTCGACTTCTCCAGCACCCGAAAACTCACTAGCAGTAAGAATTACTTGATCTAAGATGTCTGCTAAACGATCATCTTTTTGTAATGCTTCTACTAAATAATCTTGATCTGAGCCTGATAAGGCTTCATCCATAATATAATCTATATAATCATCTTCCATTTCATTATCTGGAAGCTGTGAAGCCAGTGCTTCATCCATTTCATCTTCTGGTATGTTAGGATAGGTATCTACTGGCATACCTTCAGGAGGCATCATTAAAGAGCCTTCTGCTTTATTTTCACGTTCTTCAACAAAAGTTTTATAAGTAGAATCACCTAACTTAAAATTATCTATTTTAGATTTTAAATCTTCAGGAATAAATTTTGTTTCTTGTGGAAAATTTTCATTACTTCTTGCAAATCTATTTTTAATATCAAATTTTAAATCTTCTAATTCTTCTTCAGAAGTTGCCTTACCTAGTTGTTTAGCAGCTTGAATTACAGCCTCTCTATCAGTATACTCTCCCTCTTGTAAAAGTAAAAATGCTGCACCTATATGCTCTTTAGCAGTAATACCGCCACCTTCATTAAAAACTCCACGACCTTTCAAGACATCTGCCTGAGTAACTTCTCCATCGCCTGTAAGGTCTGGAAAAGCTCCTTTTGCCAAAGGCTGTCTTTCAAATCTTTCAGCAGCTTCATTCATTTTACGCTGCATTTCTTCTTGCTCCATTTGCCTTACCATAGCTTCTACTTTATCAGGCGTAGGAACCATGTTATTGGCTTCTAAACGAGCCTTAGCATTTCTTTCTAGTTGAAGAAGCCTTTGACGCTCATTGTTGTCTGCTGCGGCTTTTTTAGCTGCTAAAGATGCTTGAGTCTTTTCTGGATCAAAAAGACCACCTTTTTCCATTTTAAATCTATCTAAAGCTTTTAAAGCACCCATTACATTGTAGCTATCACCATCAAAAACAAACTCATCTTCTCCTGCTTTTGCAGCTTTTTGAGCAGCACGTTTAAATCCAGAGTTACTATAAGTCGTCACTCCTGATTTTGTTTCTTTTGTTACAATAGCTCCTTCCATTGGTAAATCTTCGATAGAATAAGAAACTTTAGAATCTTCATCACTTCCAAGCAAAGAACTTATACCAGTTCCTAGTCCTGTTAAAAGTGTTGCACTACCAAGACCTTCTAAACGCCCTGTTGTTTGGGCACTTTTTTCAAAAGCTGCTGTTCGGTCTTTACCAATAAC